CGCATACGAGCGATACAACACGGCGCCACAGGTGTTCATCAACACGAGCATCTCGCCTCAGGCCGGATCTGAACAAATTGCACAGTACGCGCTGCCGGATGGTGCGACCAATTATCTAGGCGGGGTTCTGGGCGGTGCGAGCGGAACTCCTGCGCCGCGATTTTACAAGATCACAGGCGTCGACCTGGGCGTGAACACTTCCAACAACGCCTGGGTTACCGTCCACCGGTTCAATTGGGTGGATCGAAACAACTACGTCTATCCGAACTCAACAAGCACGATTTATGGCGTTTACAATATGCGCTATAACATCCTGAACAACAACCTAGTGATTATCCCAAATCCTGCGGGCAATCAGCAGCTTCGGATTACCTATTCCCCGGTTCTTCCCGCGCTACTCAAAGACTCAGACCTGACCTCGATCGGATACTCCGGATGGCTTCGCTATCCAATCGTCCGCATGGCCAAGTACGCGCTCGACAAAGAAGAGGGTACAGACACGTCAAAGCTCGACGCGGAACTGCTCTTCCTCAAGCAACGGATTGAGGACATGGCTCCGAATCGTGATGAGGGAATGGCCGAAACGATTTCAAACACTCGCCGCGACTCGATCTATGGCGGATCGGGCTGGATGGACGGGGGCAGCAACGCTGGCTGGGCTGTTCTATTCGTTCCAGGATTCTTTTCTAACAATATTGGAAATCATCTGCTGACTCATTCCATAGCGCATGGCTATCTTTTGCTGGCTTTCATTACCTTTGGCATAGTCGCGACGTATTTCATCCACTTGCTTTTTGGTCAGCTTGGCCGATCCATTGGATTCTCCTGGGCTGGCCACGGCGGGACCTCTTCCGCCTCGAAATCTTCCCTTTCTAATTTTGTCTCTCATGTTTTCAAGAGGGGAGCCCAAAAATAAATGGTTGGGATTAACGCAGGGTGGGTTGTCGCATTTATGGCAGACAAGAATTCCATCAGGAATTGTGCCGTTGATCTGCTCCCATACATAGCGGTGGGCCATGTATGTCTTTGGTCTTCGCTTAACCTTGCCGTAGCCAGACCTATTTCTAGTTCCCATCCAAATCCAGCACGTCTTTGTTTTGTTAACCTTATTCCAAAACTTATCCATTGGGGCTGTGTATAGCATGGCTCTTCCACTTGAACAAACACTCCCTCAGCTCCAGACGAAATGGAAGTCGCAGATCGATCCCGTTCTTGCTCAGCCATGGAACCAGGGACTGATCCTTCCGAACGTGTCTTTGATCAATGGGACTACGACCGTTAACCATCTCCTAGGGCGAAAACTCCAGGGATGGAACGTCATCCGAAAGCGCGCATCTGCGTCTGTTTACGACAATCAGGATTCTAACCCGACGCCCGCTTCAACGCTGCTCCTGGTGAGTAGCGCTGCCGTCGTCGTTGACTTGTGGGTGTTCTGAAATGGCCAATACAATTCCATCGCCAAACATGAATCTTCCGGTCCCAAGTGTGGGGATCGATCCTGGCCCCGACTGGGCCAATAACATCAATGCGAGCCTGAGCATCATTGATGGTCATAATCACACGACGGGGCAAGGGGTTCAGGTTCCGTCGTCCGGCATCAATATCAATTCCGACCTCCCATTTAACAACAGCAACGCGACGCTACTTAGAACCACACGATTTTCCGCGCAGGCATCCCCAATTGCGGCGAGTTCGCCCGACATTGCATGCCTCTTTGTGTCCGGCGTTGACCTTTATTACAACGACGGCGCCGGAAACCAGATTAGGGTTACCCAGAGTGGAAGTGTCGCTGGTTCCACTGGGACCATTACAGGTCTTCCAAGCGGAACCGCGTCCGCCTCTTATGCTTCGGTTAGCGGAACGTTCGTGTTCCAGCAGGCCACAAGCACCGCTGCCAACCTTGATGTTGGTTCTATCGCCATTCGCTATCCCGGAAGCTATCCGACGCCGTCCGGAAACTATATCCAGCTTCAGGCGCCAAGTTCACTCGCGTCCGGATATGCGATCACGCTGCCATCTCTTCCTGCCCAGCAAAACTTTCTGACTATTGACTCCTCTGGAAACATTACCGCGCCCATTGCTTATGCCGGCGGAATCAACGGAAGCAACCTGACAACGAACATAAACATGCCCGGTAAGCAAGTCAGGGAAAACGGAAACAATGTCGTTGTATCCAACACAAATGCCACAAACAGCTTGGCCATTGTACGCGGGACGGTTAACCCAACCAGCTCCTCTCCGGCGGCCGGAGAAGGCTTCACTGTTAGCAACGGCGGCACAGGCATTGTCACCGTAACGTTTACGTCGGCGTTCTTGTCTGCTCCAACCATAACTTTCGGCTCTTATCTGGCCCAGCAGGTTGTAACCAATCAGGGATCGGGCACGTCATCGTTTACGGCGTGGATTTATGTCGGAGGTTCGTTTTCTAATCAGTTCTTTGACTTCATCGCGATTGGTCCAAGGGCCTAAATGCTTCAAAAGCAGGCACTCAACATCAATTTCGCAAAGGGCCTGGACACAAAAACAGACCCAAAGCAGGTGCAGCTCGGAAACTTCCTAGCGCTGAGCAACTCCGTTTTTACCAAAGGCGGCCTTCTTCAAAAGCGAAACGGGTATGCGCAGCTTCCATCGCTTATTGAGTCTGGCAGTCACGTCACGACGTTCAACGGCGACCTGACCGCAATCGGCTCTAATCTTCAGGCGTTGTCGCAGGGTTCAAACACATGGACTAATCGCGGGTCCATTCAGCCTTGCTCTATCAGCACAATGCCGCTGGTTCGAAATAATCTGAATCAAATCCAGTGTGATACCGCCATATCTCCGAATGGGCTCATTTGCACGGCATACACAGAAATAAACAATTCAACCAAGTCTTATAAATATACGATCGCAGATGCGGCAACTGGCCAGGTCATTGTGGCTCCGACTGCGCTTAGCTCTCCAAGTTCATCGGACGGATTTCCCCGCGTGTTTGCGCTCGGAAATTGGTTTGTCATTATTTACTCCTCGAGCACGGCAACGCATCTCAATTATTTTGCGATCAGTTCTTCAAATACATCGGTTACTTCTGGTCCAACCGCGATTACCACGTCCTATGCGGGCGCAACGTCAATGGCGTTTGATGCGGTTGTGCTCAATAGCACCCTTTACATCGCATGGAACGGAGCAAGCTCGAGCGGCATTAAGGTCGCGTCTCTTTCTAGTTCGCTAAGTCTAACGGCCGCAAAGAATCCGGACGCAAGCCATACCGCAAGTTTCGTTGGCGTTTGGGCTGATCCGCAGGCGCAGGTCGTTTGGGTCGGCTATTACAATTCGTCGACTCCGGCGGGATATGTTCTCGCGCTTGATCCAAACCTCAATACGCTGCTTTCAGCCACGCAGTTTACTTCTGCATCTGGGCTCCTCAACATCACGGGAGTTTCGATCAATGGAACGTCCCAGATCATTTACGAGCTGAGCGGGTCCTATTCCTATGACTCTGGCGTTCCAACCAACCTTGTAAAATATCGAACCGCGAATACTAGTGGGCTCATCAGCTCCGAAACGAGCATGGCGAGATCCGTCGGCCTTGCTTCAAAGGGGTTCGTTTACTCCGGGACCGGATATGTCCTTTGTGCCTACCAGAGCCCCTACCAGAACACCTATTTTTTACTCAACGCGACCCAAAGCGTATCGACCGCACCCGTTGTGGTTGCTCGATTGGCCTATGAGAACGGCGGCGGATATCACATTAACGGGGTTCCAAGCGTCGCCGTCAACGGCAGCGCGGCTCAGGTCAGCTATCTCTATAAAGACCTGATCCAAGCGGTAAGCGCCAACTCGACGAACCCGTCAGCGTCCGTTACGGCCGGGGTTTATAGCCAAACAGGGATCAATCTTGCCACATTCGACCTAGGGGCCGCAGTCGGATCAGTCGAGATCGGAAGCAACCTCAACCTGACGGGCGGATTTCTCTGGGGATACGACGGATACACGCCGGTTGAAAACAACTTCTTTCTCTATCCTGACTCGGTAGAGGTTAGCGGAAGCGGTTCGGGCGGGAACATTCCTGCTGACATTCTTTATTATGTCGCAACTTATGAGTGGTCA